GGCCATTCGCATCTGCAATCTGCTGCCGTGCAGTCTCAATTGCCCGCCGCTTCTTAGACACGTCTTGATTGGGGAACGTCGAAGTCGCATCAACTGCTTCCGGTTCGGGCATCGTCTGTGCGACGATTCCGCGCTGCTCAAGGATGCGCGCATGATCAGCATCAAGCGCATCCATCTTGGCGTCAATGTCGGCGATCTCGGTGACGATGTTCTGCTCGGCTTCCGTCATGGGGAGCCGCTTCTTACGACGCTGCGCCGGCTTCTTGCCCTTCGGCTTTGTCAGCCAGGCATCCTCAAGCATGGGCTGGCGCTCGGTTTCAAGCGACGCCTTGCGTTTGCGAAGCGCAGACATCTCTCCCTCGACCTTCTGCTGTTCCTCAAACAGAATTGCGTCCCGCTCAGCGCGGACTTCCGCCATGCCAGGGATGCGCGATTCTTCGCGACCAGCCGGCGAGCGAGTTCGACGAATGTTGTCGATCGCACCACGAACACGATTTTCCGCAGCGGAATAGGACGCAGGATCCGTGCGCGCTGCATTTGGCTCAGGGAGTTCTGCAAGTTGCGTCCCGGCGGCAGAACCCAGTTCAACCGCAAGGGATGAGTCGGAATCAATGATGTTTGCAATGTCTTGCTTGAGTGCGTCATCCGCTTCTTCAAGCAGGATTCCAATGGCATCGGACCGACCAACAACGTAATTGGGATCTTCAGTTGCTGCACGATCCGTCTCCTCAAGGATCGCGGCGGCCTCCATTACGGTTGCGTCTTGGTCACCGACGATTTCAGCAGCCCTTCTCCTTGCAAGTTCAATCAGACCGCCAAAACTTTCTGTGTAATCGTATTCGCCCTCGCTGATGCTTCTGAGGAGTTCTTCACGATCCTTCTTGACATCAAACTCGCTGTCGATGCCCGGAAGTTCCAGCGCAGTCAGCAAGTCAATCTTGTTTTCGAGCGTTGCTCCTTCGGCATACGCACGCTCAAGCGCATCAAAGTACATCTCTCGATACTTGCGGCGGTTGAGGACATCCAATGAGTCCCGGAGGTCCTTCTTGAACTGCTCTCTGAGACGCTGTTCCTTTTGCTTGGCTTCGCGTGCAGCGACATCTCCACGGGCAACCTGCGCAGTCTCAGTAGCAGACGCGGCAGCGCCAGGCTCGCGAGCCTTGACTGCCTCGACAAACTCCTTGTTCTCCATGCGCCGGACGCGCTCTGCAAGCGTGGCATCATCGGACAGCGGCTGAGCGGCCTCCCGCTCGGCCTGCTGCATTAGACTGGAGATCACTCGCGCCTTGCGCGGGCTGACGCCGGCGGCAACTCGCGCCACCTCTTCGGGACGAAGCCCGTTGAGTTGAGCAACGATCTCTGCCACGGCGTTGCGTCGCTGATTGTCAATTCCCTCCTGGAGTCGGCGCGGGCTATCCTTCTGCGCGGCAATTTGCTGCTTGACCTGTTCCTTGAAGTCAGCACGAAATTCCACGCTGTTATCGGAAAACGCGCGGCCAGCCATCTGCTCCATCATTTTGCGCGAAATGGGCTGTTCCATTCTTGCAAGACGAGCAGCAAGCGCCGGATTCTGCCGGACGAAATCCTTGACGGATTCTTCCTTCACACCCGTGGCGTCATACACATTCGTCGTGTTCAGCGCCATTGAATCTGCCGGGTCGCCTTCGACCTCAGTGACAAATTCCTTGGTTTCAGTTGCGGTCGCAGGATTGACCATTCCGGCCTGGGCGCCAAGAGAAGTACGAGCGCCCTCGGCATTTGTGCCACTTAGCAGTTGGCGGCGCGTCAACTCATCCGCAGCCATCGCCGGCGTGACCACAAACGACGTGCGGCCAAACTTTCCAACGCCAGCGGAAGTTCCACGGAGCATGGCGGTGGTGCTTCCGTCATTGCCACGCATGATGATTTCTTGCAGCGTGTTCGTTTCGATGCCGTCCATGTCAAGAGCGGCGCCAAGCGTTCGCATCTGCTTGTTGTCGGCGGTGTTGTCAAGCGCCAACTTCTTATGGGCATCAGCCACCCATTCCATCGCCTTCTCTGTTTCTTTCAGAGACAGATCTTCTCGCTTAAGAAGACGAGCAATCGGAGAGTCGGGAGGCAAGCGCCCAACAATCTGGTCAATTGCTCCAGTCACAGCAGCCGCGCCATTGCGCGTGGAGATTCCAGTGATGACGCCGGCAGGAACGCCGACAAACGCGCCAACAAGACCCGCATAGACGGCGTTTTTGAAAACATCCTTGACCCAATTCGGGTTCTGCTTGTAGAAATCGCGGAAAGCAGGATCATCAAGTCGATACATGTTGACGGCAAGATCCGTCACTGCCTGGTCTGCAAATTCCTGGATGCCTTCGGCAAACAGGCCGCGACTGCCGCCGCGCAACAATGTCTGCGCAGTTGTCATTCCAGCAGCACGCCGAAGCGCGCTTTGACTCATTTCATCCAATTCGACGCCAACGCCAAACGGCTTCAGTACCTTTCCAACCGCCGCTTCGGTGACAAACGTCGAGGCAAATGCCGTAGCAGCGTCACGGTTTGCGTTAGCCGCCGCTGCGCTAGCCGACATTCCGGCATCCATGTTCGTCAGCATCGACTCCTGCCATTGAGACGATGCAGCCTGGCCCGCGCCGGTAGCCGCAAATACAAGCAACTCCCCAGCCGCAGAGCCGCCGCCGGTTAGCGCCGCAGCAGCAAACTGCCCACCCAATTGCGGGATGACCTCAACGGCATCGAGAATGAAATTCTCAACCGCAGTGTTGTCGTTTGCGCCTGCGCCGATAGTACGCATGTACCGCGCCATATTCGCCGCGTCTTGCAGACGATCGGATCCATATTTGCCATCGGTCAGGTACGAAAGCGTTCCCGCCGGCATGTCGATGAGGAGAGACTGGGGAAGAAGCAAAAAATTCCCCACGCCCCTACTAAACCGCTGCCCAAGTTGCTTGGCGAAACCAACGCCAGTACCGCCATATACCTCGTTGTTGAAATACTCGTCGAGTTCAGGAGAGGGCTGTCCGGTGCGAGACATGCGCGCGAAGTTGCGCCGCTCCAGAACGCGCTCGGCCTCTGGATCATTTCTATACCCAAGAAGCGGCATGCCCAGGATGTCGCTTCGCAGGACTCCTTGCATTCGTTCCTGATTGTCAATTCCCTGCACCAACTGTGTCATCGACCGGCGTGGCGACATTGCCTCCAACTCTTGCTGAGTTGGGCGACCACGCGCAATGGCGTCTCTGTTGGCCTGCTCTTCTTCGCGCGCAACGTCCTGCTTCGTTGCCTGGTCCCAAAGCATGTCCACGTTGGAACCAAGTGTGGTATCAAGCCGCTGATCAATGAACTGATCGGGCGTCCCATTAGGGTCCATGAACCCATTGCGAGACGGGGCAAAATCATCCGGCTGCTGCTGCATACCAGCCTGCATCTGATCAAACTGGTCAGATGGCATCAGCCCTTGGATGTTGCGCACGGCGGCAGGGAACATCGACACCGGAGGCTGCTGATCCTGTTGAGGAGCAGGCTCGGCATTCGGGTCCATGCCATAGGACCCGGCATTCATCATTGCCGTCTCTTCCGGGGCCAGCGAAAATTCGCTGAACGGAATGTCCTGTGGGGTGGCGAACTGGTCTTCCGGTAGGAACGATCCGAATTGGGTCATGGATCTTCTCAGTCTGCGGTGAGCGTGTACCCACCAAGTCTTGGATTATTCAACATGCGATCAAGAACGTGCTTGCGCGCCGATACCGGAAGATACCCGAAAACGTCGTCGATATACGAAATAGCCGCTTTGACTCCAGGGTTATTACCGATCTGGCCGTTCGTCAACGAAAGGGTCTTGTTCGGGTTTTCAATCATGGCCTTGAGCCGCGGATCATTTCTATCCAACTTAAACGGGACCATTCGGCCGCCAATGTCAATTGCAAACGGCTTTCCACTTGTAAGCAACGTCAGTGCTTCGTTTGCAACTTCCTGCGGAGGACGATTCCCAGATTCGACCGTCGGAAGAACCGCCTGCATGTTTCCTTCGCGAATGCGAACGCCAGGGTACGACCGGTTTCCAACCTGAACCGTCGGCTTGCCGCCCCGCAACGAAACCGTGTATGAGGATCGAGCCTCGTTGAGCATGCGCTCGTTACGAACCTTGAATTCGGTTGTGCCACGCTTTGAGAAATAGTCTGCGCGCGCCTTTGCCATTTCCTCTGCTGCGGCATTTTCTCCGTATTTCGGCGCCGGGGGAGCATCAACAGCAATGATCTCGTTTCCGCGTCGTCGGATCCATTCTGGAGGCGTCTTACCGCCTGCTCCATATCTTTCTTCAGCCACTGCAATCATCTGCTTCTGAACAGCATCAGCCCACTGACCCTTTGGATCAACTTCTGAAGAGCGCGAATCTTTACCAGTTCGTTCGCCACCACCAACCGCCTCAAACGAAGGCTGCCCGCCCCTGCCAAGTACAACGCCAAGTTGTTTTGCCGCTTTGTTCTTGGCCTCCTGCATCATGTTGTCGTATTCAGACTTCTGGGTCTGGTACTCGGCCACGGCCTTGGTTCGTGGTTCGCCAAGTTTGGTTGCCTCTTCGCGAATGGCAAAGTCCTGAGCCTCGGGAGTTTCGGCCGAAGCGCCCTTAAGACCAGGAACATCGCCTTCCTTCCGCTTTGGCTCTCGCATTTCTCCGCGCCGAACTGCGCCTTCAAGGATGTACAGCGAACCGGGAGGAAGCATGTCAAGTTCAGCCTGATTGCGGGGAACAGCAACGGCGCGACCGTTGAAATTTGCACCCCGAATCATCGTTGGCCTAGCCGGGTCGTCGGGATTCGGGACCATGGTGACTAGCGCGCCATTGGGAGCCTGCTGAAAGTCAATTGGAGAACCAGGCTCAATAGCGATGTTCTGGTTCGACAAGTCCGGCGCGCCGGACTGCGCTGGCGCCGGCTGTGCCGATGTCGCGGCCTGAGACCCAGGCGACATGGCTCCAGTCTGGGCAGCCTGCTGCATATACAGTTGCTGCGCCCGGTTGCGAATGTCGTCCTCAGACACTGGACTGAATGGATCAGTTTCAAGTTCCTGCTTTGCACGCTTGTATGCATCCTGATACATGCGGGCATTCTGCTGCTGACGCTGCTTGGCAAGGCGCTCTTGGATAGCAATGGATTGGCGATTCTCGCGTTCCTTGTCCGCCTCTTGCTGTGCCTGTTGGCGACCACGAGACGAAACCAGTTGTCTCGGATCACGCATAGCAGACCATAGCAAGCCATCCTGCTGCTTCTTCAACTGATCCTTTGCAGCCTGCTTCTGTCGCGGAGACAGTCTGGGGTCAACGTCCACGCGCTGCATGTTCATGTCGATGCGCTGGAATTCCTGAGCGACAGGATCGTTTCCATCAGCAAGAACTTCAAGAGTCTGAGCGCGAACCTTCGGGTCGAGGTTCCGCGCAAAATCTTCTGCTGATGACTCAGATGAAATAGGCAGCGTGTATCCAGTCACCGGATCCTGGACAAACGGCATACTGGTCCCGTCTGCACCACGAAGCATTGGTCCATTGGGCGTGGTCACAATATTGGCGTTGCCAACTGCGCCACCTGATGTCGGAATGACGTTGCCATTGCGATCAACAGACATGGAGAATCCGACATCACCAGACATATCCCTAATAGGCTGTCCGTTGTTGTCAACGATGTTCGGCATCATCGGATTCGATGATGGGATTGTTGGAGAAGGAAACGAAGTTTCCATTTTTTCCGCAGTACCAGGTCCAAAGTCTGCGTTTACACGAGCGTTCGCAGCAGCCATCTGTCGCGCTTCCGACGGATCCATTCCAGATGCAATCGCTGTTTTAAAAGCGCGCTGATACGCGGCCTGGCCGTTATTTCCCTGCTGGCGACGAGCCTGCTCATAGTCAATTCGCTGCTGTTCATTCCGAAGTTCTGCCTGCGTCTTCGGTGCCGGTGCAGGCATCGGAGTTCCACCAGGAGCCTGAGTCGGACGCAACTGCGCAGGAATTGCATTCAGTGCTTCGCGCTCAGCAATGGTTCTTGCCTTTCCCTGCTCGACAAGATTGCCAACAACATCCGCGCCGGTGGAAGTTGCGCTCTTATTAGGAACAGCAGGAACAGCCGGCAACGCAGGCTTAGTAACCGTAGTCGATGGCGCTGCCGGCTGCGCCGGCGCAGAACTCGGCATTGCGCCAGTAAGCGGCTGCATGCCTGTTACCGAATCAGTCTGCGGGAGATTGACCTTGTTGCCGTATGCATCAACCGACGGCAATCCGCGCAGATCGAGCGGCGGAAGCGGTTCTTCGGTATCTGCCATGGTTCTAATTGCCATTGGTTTCCTTGTTCTCAAACGGAACGAGTTTGTTCAGTGCTTCTTGACGCTCTTTGCAACCGGCGCATGGGCTAATTCCGATTGCCGAAGTTGCTGCGGCAATTACATCTCCAAGTCCACGCAGGCGGGCAGAATGTTTTTCTCTTGCAACATTGCAGTCAACAAGTACTGGCTCTCCATTTTTCACGCAAAAGCATCTGTTCCTAGTCTCGCCATTCCATGCATAATGAACCCGCAATACAGGAACACAGTTCATGTCATGATTGTCAGCACTGGTTCCCATTGTTCATGACACTCGTGTAAGCGTGATTGTCGGTGGTGGTCGCCATGTAGTTGGAACCGTAACGGGAATTCCATATCCAGAAGAACAGGCAGTTCCTCCAGATAGGCAATTTGTCCATCCACCTGTTGATTTGACAGTTGGTTGCGGCGCTGGGTAGTCACATCGCAACAGGGAATATGTTCCCTCTGCGAAATACTGTCCAGTTGCTACCTGTCTCACATAATAACAGACCCACTCTTGAGTGTAGATACTCCTAGTGTCTGTATATGAAACACAATCTTCCGGATCTGGACCAATCGTGTCCCAGTGTGGGAATGAAAATGTGTCGTCGTACCAAAATCGAACAACAATGACTGTTGCGCAATCAGTTGATGTTGCACCCTCATATAAGCATGTGCTGAAATTCCAACGCAACCCTGTCATGACAGCATCAATAAAAAGATGTCCCTCTTGATCATTGAAAATGTCGGGGCAACCGGCTCCATCACATGCAGGAAACACATTGCCACAAAAACTCCACCGAATCGTGTGATCTCCACCAGCAGTTGGTGCAGCAGTATCAACAATGCTGTCACATATTTGAGATGCGCACTGAGTTCCCATGAAGTCTGTTACATCAACAGCCTTCCTTCTATATGTCTGCCTATTGCAAGATCCAGTTAGCGCACATGGCGGGTATGGAAAATCAAGTCCAAATACAAGTCCATCTCCATCAGAATCTCCGAAGATTGTTGCGACTACATTTACCGACCATTCTCTAGTTGTCGCCGGAGAAATTGGACTCGGGCATGGCTGGCATCCGGGAGAAGTGCAACAGCAAATTCCGGGAATGATGGATGTCATTAGCAAGTTCCGTCAATTGGATTTGGCGCCCAGAACTGAAATCGCACCGCGTTAGTCGTTGCAATTTTGACGGTGTACATCTGGACAATGGTGTCGTTCGGCACCGGCTTGAACACCATATTGGTAAATGGTGATGTAGTCAGTTTCCATTGACTGCTGCTGAAACCAACAGCAAATCCATAAGCAACCGACGCGGTATTACCTCCTTCAAGACAGTTGACCGCACTGCTTGTTCCGCTTCGACCACCACTCAGAACTGTGAAATTGCTTGCATCGAACGGAAGGCTTCCTGGAATTACTTCGGACCACGAATATCTCCATCTCGCAGCAGTAGACGTAGTTGTTGATGCGGTGATTTTGGCGTGGAACCAACCCTCGTCAAACTTCTGCGTCTGACGAGATGCAACATTTGCAATGGTCTGATCCCATGCCTGCAACTGTCCAACCACATTTGCCATGCCGGCAAGTGCATCACGGAACTCTTGCGAGAACGGGTTGTACTTTCGGTTGAATTGGCTTGGGCTAAACATCAGAATGAAGTCGATGCATACATGGTCGAAATGATGTTGACGATCCATGATCCAGACGAGTCAGTCAACTGTTGCTGCGCCCAACTGGGACACGCAGAGAACATCAGTGAACCCTGGTAGGTAAACGCTGTGTTGGTTCTGGCAACGATCTCCGCGCCATCAAACCGAAGTTGGCCGGCAGAGAACGACAGACCGCCAACGGTGTATGAATTACTGTTGACCTTACCGGCTTTGGCTGCCCAAGTTAACATCGGATTCGTTGACTGCTGAATAGGCTGACCAACGCGCAGAACCGGGCGCGGCCACGGATATGACGCAGGGCGCATCCCAAGGCGAGTGGCGCCCGCTGCGTCAAACCAATCAGTGCCAGTTGCCGGTGGAATACCGGTCGCTGGATCTGCGGGTCCAACCTTAAATACCGGAACAGATTCGTAAGCAAGCCTGTACTCGGCCAGAGTGGTGAAGCCACTTCCACCCCACCCACCGCTTCCGCCCCACGCATACTGCATTTCAACGATGTACTTCCCTGGGCCAACTTGCTTTGCCACTGCATTTTGAAGCGGCATCTGGAATGTGGACGAATAGTAACCATTGCCAACTGCGGTCACACACGCGCGAATCGCAGCCTCAATAGTTGTAACACTTGCATCCTCGAAGAAATGACGACGAACTGCACGCTCCGGCTGCGCAGAGTCATATCCAAGAGACGCGGTTGACCCATAGATGTTTTGGGTTATTACTGCCGTCATTTGTTATTTGGTCAAATTTTCAAGGAGTCCACGAATGGCTATTGCTTCATCGTGGATCAGCGAAAGCATGTTGATCAACTCCCTTGACATCGCACCGTCAGACGCCTGCGGAGCAGCCATTGACTGTTGATTAGTCGTTGCTGTCGCCGTAGTAGTTGTCTGCGCAAACTCATCGACAGCAGTAGACGCCTTTGTCACACGAGCGACAAACTCATCCAGATTGGGAATCTCTGGCATTTCGCTTGGTGACGGGAAGGAACTCATTACGTTGCCGCTCCACCAAGACGGAAGGAGATTGCAACTCCGATGTACGCCTGCGTCTTATTGGAGTTGAACTCGATGTGTTCAATCACACCATACAGAGTCTTGGAACTAGTGGCGTTGCCGTAGTTAAGCACAATGGTACTTCCAGTTGTCGTCTCCTCGCTAACGCAAGCAGCGATCAACATGACGCTATCAGCAGTCATGTACCCAGTGACTTGGAGACTTCCCTTTACAAGATTGGTCTTTGACCACCTGCGACTTGTATCAACACCAGAGGTTGTATCCACCAAATCTGCATCGACCGACAACTTGACGCCGATGACATTGACGTAGAAAGTTATCAGTTGGGATGTATTTCCCGAAACGTTACTTCCATTGTATGTCACCGTCAGATTATTTACTGACGGTTTCGCCAGTGCTTCTGCCATGGCTTCCTCCTAGTCCGGCGCGCCGGACTAATTACGAAACGGTCAGAGCAGTCCAAGTCGCCGTGGTCGTCGTGCCAAGGTTGATGTACACCGTGGTCGTCGTCTTGTTGGTCGTTGCGCTGGTGTTGATCAGGAATGCACCAGTAGCGTATCCCTGATAATCAACACCAGACTGAGCAGCAGGAATTGCACCACTGCTGTTTGTGATGTTTCCAAAGGCACCAACCTGAATGACCTTGCCGCCAGTCTGAAGAACGCCGTCCTTGTTGATCGACTCGAAGTAATTGTGTCCAGGCATTGTGATCTCCGTTGTAAGTGATTAAGGCGTCGCCGGACCAACATAGGTCACGGTATCGATGCGTTTCCGAAGTTTTCCATAGTCGTCCGACGAGTCACCGTTGTACCCGAAGTTGCTGGCGTACATGCCGGTGCGGTCAGCCATGATTGATGCGGTAAGGCGCTGCATGAACAGTTCCCTGTACTTGCTGCTCGGCGTATCGCCAAACTCCTCGGCAATTGCAAGGCAGGATGCAACGATGGTTTCATAATGAGCGACGCCGCCAAGCGGGCTATCAGCATCGTTCGACAGGCCATCCGGCGCAAGGCGCTGGCGCAACGTCAGCGACGTTGCTTGGTTTGCGAATGGATAGAAACGGAGGTAGAACGACTGTTCCGCCTGATCTCCTCCAACTGGCCAACTGCCAGCCTCAACTGAAAACACTTCTGGATAACCAATGTGTGTTGCAACTTGATTCTGTTCCAAGTTCAAGAGGTAGGCCGAATTTACGTTTTTCAGTTTTCCGCGCCCGGTATCAATGCCGTTGTAGATATTGACATCAATACCGCTATCGACCATGCCTGCACGGTTCCAATAGAACGTTGCGGTCGTTGCCGTTGAAATATTGATCGTGCTATCGCGCAGGCGTACTTGTGTTCCGCCAACAACCGTTGAAATTTCGTAGTACCCACTAGTTGATGTGAACTTAATCACAGTGTACTTGTAGGTGGCATCTACGACATTTACGCCTCCGGAAAATGCAACAAGTCCATTGACCACCGTGCACGTCGCAGTAGTTGTCACCGGAGCCGGCAGATTGATAGTCGCGTGATATCGCAGAAACGACCACTGGTGCGAAGAAGTTTCGCCTGGGAGGATTGGCGGGAAATAGAACTGCCGAAGGCCGCGATTGATGATGCTCAACACATCACCCTGAAAAGCAGACGACATGCTGCTGAACACGGTTGTTCGACCGTATCCAAGGAACCGCTGAACTTCCGCCTTCAACGTCGCAAGAGTGATCGTCAGAACGCTCATCTCACTGCTTCTTTCTGTTTGCCTTTGCGCTGATCACACGAAGGTTGCTACGTTTGTTGTTGTTGGGATTGCCGTCCTTGTGATCGACATGTTTGCCATCACCCTTGCGGACAGCACCATCGCGCTCAAGCGAGCGCCGCGCTGCATTACGCATAGCGCGTTCGCGCTTCATGCGAGGACTGCTATGGTACTTTCGATATTCGTCGTTCACAGAAATACCCGGTAAGGGATGGTCGGAACTGGATTAAAAGTGGGCAGCAAATCAATCTGCGCTTCCGCAATGTCAATTGTAGCCCGAAGATTGACGTGGTAGCGGGAGTCGCCAGGGCGGACGATGATGCCTTTTTCGTCCATCTGCGCCGGGATCGTCCCGATGCGGTCAAGCGTGATCCCAGTCACGGGAAAAAGCGCAATCTCTCCCTCGCCAATGTTCTGCTCGACGATGATGCCAGCGGCTTCGAGCGCATCGTCCATCTGCGCCTCGGTGTTGGTACGGAGCATGAAATCCATATCTTTATCCTGTCGTTAGTGCATTCATTTCAGCCGATGACTTTGCAATCGGCCAAAACTTGACGGACTTAATTGCCATAGATGCGTATGCGGTGTCCGATGAATTGCTGTTGAACTCCAAACTTGTTGCATCCGATGTCGGTCCTGTGTTTGATCTACTTGATACAACAGACGATCCATTCAGAGAAACAACCATCGCAGCCGTGGTGCTATTTGCATTGAGAGAAAATCCAAACGCGTAATTCTGAACCAACGTGTTTGTTCTAGTGTTTTCTCCAATTATGTTATCGCCCACATTTCTTGAAGTTCCAAAGAACGTAACGCCATCAACTGGCATTCCCATTGGTTCGGTTGAGCCATTAAACCGAAGTGTTCTTGAATATGCACCGACAGTACCCTCTTTGTACTGAAAGCCACGGATAACAAACGCGCCTTGATATTTATCAAAGCCAAGCGAAGAAATGTTGCTCATCGTCACAACATCTTGCGCCCTAAACCCCGTGCTTGCCCCGGTCGGGATGTACGAGGATGCGCCGGAGCCTGATTCCAGTTGGAACCCGTAGACGTAGAACGTGTCTCCGGTTGTGACAATGCCAACTGATATGAAATAGACATAAACCTGCGTGGTTGTTGCGGGCAACGTGTAAGTCTGCGTCAGCCTCGTCCATCCCGTGTTGTTGTATGTTCCAGTCGTTGAAGTTGCAGTAATGTCGCCAATAGTTCCGTTTAGTGCGTATAGGCGCGGAGTATGGCCAACTGGTCCACGAATCCAATACGACACCGTATAGGTGTTGCCGCCAGTTAGTCCGGTGATTGATGTTGCAAACGATGCGTAATTTGTCGCCGCTCCGCAAACTAGTTTTGTCGCGTTGTTTGTGCCATCTGGGGAAACAATGTCGGTTGTGTTGTTAGTTGGTGTTCTAAAATTTCCAACAGTCCAAACAGATGTCGACCCGTTGCTTTGAGTCGCTAGATTCGTCGCGCTTCCCTCAATCAGCAGTCCGCGAGGAGTTTGCGCGGTGAAGTCGTAGTCGAAGCGAGGGGTGTTGAAGTTGCCTACTGAAGTGCTTGAGTTTTGCAAATATGGCTGTAGTGTCGTGCCGCGATTCATCTGCGGTTGAGTAATTGTCATTGCGGTATTTGTCATACCACCCTGAACTCCCGGTCCCATGCGTGGAGGGACTGGTGATGCAGTCGGAGTGAATGTGCAAGACACAATATCACCAGCAACAACCACGGTCGATGATGGTTGAGTCACCCCATTGATTGCATATGTTTCTCCAGCAACAGTTGAGTGAATTACATTTCCAACTGTTGGAGAACCACTTACTGATACAACCCGATATCCAAACGTATGTGGAATTCCAACTGCTACCGTCATGGAACTTGCATTAATCATCGGGCGTGTAGATGATGGGCCTGTATCCATCGTCACAGTCCCATTGTTGTTCCACGTTGTTGTTCCGGTTCCGAATCCGATATTCCATCCTGTCGGTGTCGTAGATGTAATCCACAAAGTATTGAGAAACTCATTTGCAGCCGCATACTGCACCAACCCCTGCGAGTTGATGAAGGTGGCGTTGGTGCTGCGCGTGAACGTGAGGCTCGGATCAAGGACACCTGTGGTGAAATCAAACGACAGCGTGGAGCCATCGCCATCTACATATCCAAGCAAAGCCGACGACGCGTTTCCACGAATTCTTGGACGATTAAATCTCGGGAATCGTTGCATGGCTTAAATTGGTGACCACATAATTCCGCCAGTTGCCGTACCAGCAGATTCTTTAGTCTGAACCGTAACAATCTGACTTCCAGCAACATCAAAAAGCGCCGCACATGGCTCAACAAACGATGACGTATTTGTGCGAGGCGAATACAGATTTGCCGTTGGAGTTGCGGCGTTCTGAGTGATTCCACTAAACAGATAGAACGTGGTGCCATCAATAGATGCGCTCGGGACCGATCCGCTAGCGCTAGTAAACAGCAGTGTAAAGTCCGCAAGGACGTTCGGGATCCACAGACTGCTACCGTCTGCCTGGGTGTATGCGTTCCATCCAAGAAACCGAACACCAATCGTTGATCCGCTGTTCGCGTTCATGAACGGCGTGAACTTGATCAGGCTAATGAGTTCGTTGTTCGATGCAGTGTCGTACACAACTTGCGTCACGGGACGAGTCGTCGAAGCCGTACTGACTCCCGCTCCAGTCGCATATGACGCGGGGAATGCAGTGGATACCTTGCTGTATCCGCGCTGTTGAGTTGCGATAATCGTGCTTCCCATGTGTCTTCCTTTATCTTGCGCGTCAGCAATTCCAGGCGCGCAGTGATTTATTGATTCGTGAGTTTGGATCGTTCGCCGTTTTGGCGCTGGTCAGTTTACGCTTCATTCCCTGCATTCGAGCGCAGAAACTCTTGCGTCTGGACGCGTCAGCGTTTGTTTTTGGATTTGGAGCCGGAGGCTTTAGATTGCCGCCAGTTGCCTTGTTGTAGGACGCCCTGCCGGCGGCGTTCAAGCCGCCAGCAGGATTCTTTCCTTCAGCACGTTGCCACGCCGGGGTTTTAGCCACAGCCGCACTTGCCTTTCTTCTTCCGTTTGGAAGCCATCAATAGCCCTTTGCCTTCTTGATCGTCTTTCCGGTCTTCTTGGCGTAGGACATGGCTTCCTTCTTGCCTTGCTTGGTGTACGGGAACGACTTCTTTCCTACCTTCGGCATGTTATCCCTTTCGCTTGGACTTCTTTGCCACCATCTTCGGGAGACTCTTCATGTTGGGAGTCTCCTTAGCCCACTTCTTGGCAGTCTTGGGCATGTTGGCGAACATGAAACCCTGCTGCGCCTTGCTCTTGAAAGGCATTAGTAAATGTCCTTCTTCATCTTTCCAGCAACGATGTCTTTCGTCTTCATCTTTTTTTCGGACATGCGAGTTGCCGCAGACTCAGACTTTTCATGCTTCTTCATGGCCGACATAGACGGGTAGTACTCCGCCTTCATGCTCTTCTTCTTCTTCTTCATTAGATCTTCCCCTTCTTGGAAAGGTAAACGCCGGCACCAAATCCAATGGCGGCGGTCAGTAGTGCGAACCAAATGTTCCCGAGGAACGACGAGACTCCATCAGCCAGCAGGTGCATTTTGCTTCCTTTTCTTCAAACGCCGCCACGCTGCGTCAAACTCTGGATCTGATGCACGCCGCGCGGCGACATATTCGCGTGCATTTTCAGGGTCGGAAGGATCGAGCATGCCAGTAGCAAGTTCTGCGTCAACGATCTTACGTCGCGGGATCCACCCAATAGCAATCCGTATGGCTGTGCCAATACCAGTTTGCCAAAGGATGATGACCACAGCAACCGAGACCACAGCGATTGCAATCCACCCAACGGTTGATAGCCATGCCGGCACTCGGTCTTCTGCCCCTGGTAGTTGCTCATGTATGTTTGCAGCAAGTTCGTCAATGCGCAATGCCGCATCGACAACCGTCTTGTCACCCGTCTGTTGCCCATGACTAGCAAGAAGTTGTGCTTCACTTCTGATGTCATTGGCGTGTTCCGAGATTCTCTGGGTTGCAGAACACCCCGAGAGAATGAAGACGTTAGTTACGAGCAACCTCAATTTTGTTTTCAATCTTGTCGAGGCGCTTTCCATTCATTTCCTGCTGCGTGATCAATTGCGTCAAAAGACGATCATGATGCACGAATGACCCAATCATGATTGATAGCACCGTAAGCGTGATGCCAATGATTGGAACCCAGTCCTTGATGGACAAACGAACAAGCATGGTGCTATTTTCAAGCGTCATGTATTGATCCTTCACTCCTGGGGCGGGTTTCCGTCGTTGGAACCCGCCCCAGGAAAAGATGGAAAGATGGCTTACCGGTTCCACGTCAGGTGGAAGTAATCCACCGTGCAGCCTTGCTGAACCGCAGAGGCATTGCTAAACGACTCGAACATCACAGTCGTCGGAACGGTCGTGGAAGTGGTGACATAGGCGCCATCCACATACCAATCAATCGACGTAGTTCCCTTGACCACGAATCCGAGACGACGCAGGGTTCCGGCGGTATTGCCGGTTGCCAGGGCCACAGTTCCCGTAGCAGCGCTGCCGAAGACGCCATTGATTGCGCCAGCAACAAACGCAAAACCAATGCACGAACGAGTTGCATCCGGAACGCCCGCAACGGTGATTGGAGCAACGGTTGCGCTGCTTGACAGACCTGCAAACTGAGCGCAACTTGCCGTCGTCACATCGGTGACGGCAATGCTCATTTCGCAGTAAATATTGCGGCCCGCAGCAGCCTGAGCAACCGGAGCCGTGGTCACGACACCGAAAGCAGCAGGGGTAGCGTTGGACGCAATAACCAGCGCGCCACCAACAACCGTAGCGGACTTCGACACTGCCGGAGAACCAGTCAGCGTGAAGGTGTGAGCAGTGACAGGAGACTCGTTGACGAACTCCTGGTGAACAACGAACGCGTTGTTGGGAGACAGAAGTGCGTCGCCGGTCGTCGCATTACCAAGGGATGCTCCCTTGTACTTGGTGAGAATCTGCATTGTGTGTTTTCCTTTCTATGAGAAATCAGAATGCGGACGAACCGGTTCCGAGCACAAAATGCGCGCGGCGGTTGGTGCACATCAGATTCAGGGTCGTATCGACGTGCGTGACGAACACGGTGTGCTGCGCGGAAGCCGGGGTCGGACCTTCTTCGCGCATGTATTCGCCAGCAAGGAATGCTGGCTTGAGGGCACCCCAGTTGATGCCATACACCGGATTGGCAGTGTTGGCTTCGAGGTAGGGAACCCAGGTCACCGGCACCTGACGGAACAGAAGGCGGCCATCCTTGGAAGCAACATCGTTTCCAAGGTTGTCGTTCTGCGCTTCCAGAGCCTCTTCCAGCGGGCCAATCACGTTGTAATTGGTGTAGTAACCGTAGTTGTTACCCGTTTGGTAAGAGGGCGACGGAACCGGCGCCTTGAAGTTGGTGAACGTAGCAGCGCGACGCCACTTGCGGACGAGATCCGTGGAGGTAATCGCGGTGTAGGTGCATGCCCAGTTCGACCACGCCGGATAGGTCGTAGACGAAAGATTGCCTGCTCCGGCAGAAAAACCCGCCGGATTCGCACCTTCAAAAGCGCCGTTTGCTGCAGTGGTCGTACCGGGATAGCAAATCCAGTACGGAATGCCATACATCTGAGCGCTATCAGTGGACGATGCCGGCTTGTTCCAGAAACGCGCTTCGAGATGCTTAGCAAGGTCAATCATTGCGTCATTACGACGGATACGAACAAGATCGACGATCTCAGCCGGAGCGCGATTCATTGCCACTTCACGACGCTCAATGGCGTAGTTAGTGGTCACATGGCGCCACGGGATGTTGGCGTTCTGCATCACATCGGACACGTTCACCGAGTCCGTTGCGTACAGTTCGGTGTCCTTTGCAGCACCGCTGGTGGCAACGGCGACGTTCCACTGGATGCCGTAGCCGCTCTGGAACGAAACCTTCTCGCGCTGGAGAATCATCGGAAGAGCGATGTACTCCTGAAGGCTGTACGAAATGTCAGTCCACTTCATTCGACCAAGATCGCGCTGCGTCGTCTTGATCATGTCTGCAATGTCATCTGCCTGAAGATAGGCCATTTTAATGCCTCCTATTGTTTGTTACGAGCCAGACATACGATCACGCATCATGGATGCGACGTTTGCAATTGCCTTTTCACGACCGGAAACAGGGCGCTTGCCATTGCTTGTCGGACGTGCGATCAACTGCGACTCACGCTGCTTTACCTTTGATGCGAGTTGCCTCTGCTCAACCTGTTTGACTTTGCCGCCGAAAACACTTCGGACGGCCTGATCGAACGCTTCGGCTGCATCAGGAGCGCGCTTCTTTGCGCTCTTTGCTGCTTCACGAATGCGTTGCATTTCCGAAACGACGCTCGCGCGAGCCTTGTAGTGTTCGGACCGTGACGACAACGAGGAGGAAGGGCCTTCGCCAAACACATCGGCGAAGTCCTCTCCCAACTTTGCAATCATGTAGTCCGCCTCTTCAACACGCGCAGTCGGGGCAGAGCGCTCGACCGATGAAGACTTCATTCGGTCAAGTTCTGCCTTCAGCGCCTTGATTGCCTTGATTGCAGACGGATCGATTGCATCGTCTTCATCAAGCGCTCCAAGCGCCTCGTACTCGGAACTTGGGTTTGCACCCGCATCAGGCTTGCGCCTGGATTGTTCGTCGTCGGTCGTTTCGACCGATGCCTGGCGCTGCAACGCAGCAATGACGCTGCGGAGCGCTCCGGTGTCCTTGAGTTGCGCAATCTCATCATCGTGCATGCCAAGATCCTTGGCCTTCGATGCGAGTTCGCGAAGAACGCCCGAGTCACTTTCATCAAGGACTTCGGGAGAGTCCGGCGCGCCGGACTTCGGGGTATTGGGGATAACGTCGTAATAGGACGAATCAGGCTCGTCAAAATCAAGCGGATCAGGCCGCTTGGTATCGGCAAGTTGGTCGCGCGTCGGGAACGCTTCCTGTTCCGTCGTCGGCTCGGGCATGAATTCGTCGTCGTTAGTCGCCATATCCGCCGTTCCTATCGTGGAACCCATGTGCTGCAAGATACCGCTTGCGATGGATTCGGTCAGTAAAAATTGCTTGGCCAGTTCGCTGGTCAAACTGTGTCGGCACTCCCTTTGCAACGGAGTGCTGGTATGCGTCTCCCACCTGACTGGGGTGAACCCCGCAGGCGTCGGATTTCATGGGCCAAGATGCGCAACCGCTGGAAGCGGGAGCATGTTCGGCGACCATGTTTCGCTGCAATTTCTTACCTTCGTGGTCAATGAAGCCATCGATTTCCCGCCGTTCCATCTCGGAAACGGACATGGTGATCTCGTGGCTCTCGCCGCTTTCGGTGTCCTGATAGATGTAGGTAGGCATTACTGCTGATTCTGTCCTTGGTCCTGATTACCCATAGCCGAAAGCATCCGCATGTTTTCCTGATCTGCGCCCTGCCGGGTAGCGCCAGACACATTCTCGCGAATTGTCGTTCTGCTGGTCACGGGAGACTGGAGCGGACGTTCGCCGGCTCCGGCACCCTGCTGCTGATTCATCATGTCCATCTCGCCCTGGGGAATCCGCTCCAGGATCTGCTCCATCTCTGGGATGTTGGAGTACCGAGCCATGATCTTCATGAACTCGTCCATGTTGACTCCGATGCCACGCTGCTGAAGTTGCGGTGTCATCGGGACAACGAAGTTCGTCATCATCTGGGAGATGGTCTGGAGACGTTCGGTGGGCGTGCGGCTCTGCATGGAGTACGGCGCGATCTCCACCATGTAGTCAAGAAGATCGCCCTCTCGGATGTCCTGACTGAACTCCACCGGGATGGAGAAGTCCGTACCGGCAACCTTCTTGATGACCTTCGGGATGCTGATCGGGTCGTTCCAGAGGTAGTCGGCAAGCGACTCGATAACCTTCCTAACGGCCGTCGTAGTCCTATCCTGCATATCCGCGATCAACATGTTTGCCGAACGCTGGATCAGGCTTTCCTGTCCAACCGTGTTCGCTTGGCGGCCAAGACCACCCAGAGCATCAAGGTTGCCGCCCAGATACACAAACAGATCTTTGAGTTGGAGGAGAAATGCAATACTCTGAGAATCGGGTCCACCATACCGGACTTCCTTCGATGCCTGCGGATTGTCAGAACGAATCATGTCGCCATCGTTTGCCTCAAGCAGACGACGACCATCTTCCTCTGCGCCATTCGCAATGATGGTCACGGTCTTCTGTCGATCAGCCTGCCGGACGAGTTTGCGGAAAACGCGATTGGATGCGTCATGCAGGTCGAGCATTGCCTGCGCAGGCGGCAGCGGCATCAGATTGCCGGGGACATCACCGAATGCAAGAATGTGGTACGGGCCGTATTCGGGGCCATCCCAATCAACCACACGAATAACAGTTCCACCCGCAGGACCATTTCCATCCGTTACCTGCACGGTCACCATCAGGTTGTCGTAGGGAAGCCATATGTCCCATAGTTCAACAAGATCCATGTAAGTACGCTGGCTACCCCATGCACCAAGTCCGCCAGTCTGAAGGATCGACACCTTCTCGTCGCCGGTTTCGTTGTAATCGGTTGCGCGCCTAGGAGTAAGTTGTTCGTTTCCAAAGATCTTGAGATCCATCGCTGCTTCATAGGGAAGCGTGTAGCGGTTGCCAACAAACTGGCAAAGATCCCATGACTTTGCGTTCATGTCGAACACAAAGTCATCGAAATCAACGACATCAGCAAACGGAAGACCTGCATCATGGGTGTAGCCCTCGATCTCCTGCTGATTGCCTGGAGAGATGCCAACCTTCATGATGCCGATGGAGAACATCGCATCAATCACCCAACGCGAAATCGATGACTCAAGATCAATCTCCTTGATCAGCCAGTTCAACGCCAACTCGAAGTCGGCGGCAGTATGCGCGAGTTTCGGATCACGCGACACAATGATTGCTTGCGGAGCGCGAGCAGCAACCTGGCGGCGATAGATGTTCACTGCCATCTGCATGAGGTTCAGCGGAACTTTGTCGCTGGAACCCATCTCGCCATAGTTGCTGCCGACATACGCTCGCACCGCAGCAAGTCGCTGCTCTCGAAACACCTGCATGCGGTAGCGAGAAAACTCTACGGCTTGGAGGAGCCGAGAAGTCTTCTCGTCATCAAGAGTGAGGTCGCGCTTCTTCTTTGCCATTAGATTAGGTCCACCCGCGCTTCATCTTCGCGTAGATCTTGGGATCAATGGTTGACTTGGACTTCGGACGGCTGGTGCCAGCAGCCTTCCGTGCGTTGATGTTGTCGTACAGCCCACGCTTCTTCTTCGCCATTACCATTCCGTCTGCTTGAGTTTCCGCTGCTGATATTTCAATCGCCGCCACGCCAGAGTACCAATCTGCATTGAAACGTCTGGAAGTTTCTGCTGTGCTTTACCACGCATTCCCTTCCAGCACAAGGCATCGGCGGTCGGGCGGTCGCCATGATTCTCCCGCGCGCCCGATGGGTCGGGGGTTGCCAGGCTCCGCCCATGGACCACCCATCCGCTGTCGGAATAGATGATTTCCTTGCATTCCCGCAGGGAATCAGCAGACATATTCATGAACTCGCCCTCATTCAGGGCGCGCCGGTACTCGCCGTACAACGACCGCTTCTCGTCCTTTGTAGGCCACCAGCCGGGAATTGTCCCGGTCTTGGCGTTGATTTGCAGTTCGTTCTTTCGGAAATAGACGTTCCGGTACCCGGCCTGAATCACGACATCGCCAAAGTTTCGACCGGGGCCGGGGGCTTCCCAGATCATGTGGGCCTCCCGTCCCATGCCCTTGAACCACCGGCCAAGCGCTACCGCCAGCCGGCCGAGTTCGTCTGGCCGAATCTTCGGATTGACGTACTCGGCCACCTTCTGGCCGGTCATGCAGTCCCCGATGGTGATCGCACTGTTGCTCGAACCAGTGCCGGTAGCAATGTCAACGCCGATAGCGTAATTGCGGTCCGTCGGCAGCATAAAGCCGAGCGTTGGGTTGATCCAGAGTTTGAGCCGGCCATTGCCCGCAGCGACGAACTCCTTCGGCTCAAGCGACACCGGGTCAAAGACAAGATCGCCACGCAGGAGGGGAGGTGCTGCCTTCAGGAGGAGGCGGTCGATCATGGACGCATCGAAGAACAGGTAGTCGCTACCCGCGAAGTCGATGTCCAGTTCCTGCGCGATCTCGGTCGCGTTCGCACAGCGCATGCACTCCTTGTCGTACCAAGGGCTGCGCATCTTGTTGTTGCCATCCGTGTACAGGCCATTGGCCTTCACGGGATGCTGCGACCAATGCATGCGCACCTGCTTCATGTCCGGCTTCTGGGCCAGGTCATAGAAAGCATTCGCACTTCCATTGGGAGTCGAGTTGAAGATGCGGCACTTCGTTGCGTCACGGGTCGCGCTCAGCGCGCGGTATCCGTCGCTCGACTCGAATGCGGCAAACTCATCAAGCATGATGGCGGTACGTCGGTCACCGCGCGCAACGTCGCCGGTCGTTGACTCTCCGTCGATGCTTGAACCGTTGTCGTCGTTGGACATGCGCAGTCGAGTGCGCGTCATGTTTGGCAGCAACCAACCCGGCATGTTCTTGTGCAGGAAGTCGAACTTCCAGAACAGGCTCTTCGGGTTGCCGGCCTTGTCCACATAGTCCTCGTTGCGGCTGACGCACAGGAAACTCTGCCCATGGACAAACCGCCATCGGTGCTGGAACACCGTGAGAATCAGCCACGATGCGCCCATGTCGCGGCTCTTCGCAAACAGGATGTCTTCGCCAGTATCAATCGACTCGATGACCTTTCCAATCGCGTCATCCTGGAACGGATACGTCAGGAATGGAACTGTCGAGACCTTAAGGCGTGGGTCATACGTCCAGCAGAAGGTGTTGATGTAGAACAGGCAATCCTCTGCGCACATCGACAAGATGGTCGCTTTCTCCTTTGGTCCGCTATTGGCGAACTTCAGGAGATCGGATCGGAACCGAAGGTTCGCCTCTCGCTCCTTCGGAACCAGATGCACATGGGGAAACATCATTCCTGCAACTCGTCGATCACTTCGCCGGCATCCTCAATCTTCATCTTCCTCACGAAGACCGGCGTTCCATGGCCGACCCATCCGCCGACGACGTTGAACTCAAAGTACTCCTCGGCCTCGTCCTCTTCCATGCCATCGCGTTCCATCAGGATCTTGATGCACTCGTCCCGGTCATAGATCGCGAAGTGTCGGGTGTACTGCTGACCGATGCCAATGAACGCATCCTCGAATCCATCAGCCATCATGATTACGTCGGTGGTCATCCTTCACCCTCGTACAAGATTCTCTGCATCTCTTTCCTCCTGCATTCGTTCAGGAGGACATGCAACCGAAGGATCTCGGCCTGCATCCAAGTCTGCTCTCGCATCTCCTTGGACAGTTCGACACGAAGGTTCACGATCTCGTCCTTACATTCAGCGAGAAGAACTTCCGCCTGTTTGCAGCGGGGTGCCGTGAATCGCTCAACCTTCTCAACAATGTCCAGGTCGATGTCCTCCTCAACAAGAAGACTATCGTCAACCCATGTGAAATCATTCAGAACTTTCTTTGGCACCCATCGCTCCTTCAGAGATCATGCGGACCCGTTCGATCAACTCCAGCACGGACGACCCATCATCGGACAGGCGCTCGGCTGCCTCCAACTGCTGCTTGCTCGGCATCATCTTTGCCCAGATCTGACCCCAGAACTGTGCCTCGTTCTGGTTTGACCGGCGCGCCCACGAAAGCATGCTCCATGCCTCCATGCTCGGCGCATCCTCGGCCCTGGGATCCGCAACCATCATCTGCTTCGCCACCCACTCGACCGTCTTCGTGATCGAGCAACTGCGTTCCCCAAATACCTCCGCAGCAACACGCCCGACCGAGTCCGGCGCGCCGGACTTCCCTAGTCCTTCCACCGGCTCCGAAACTCCATCTCGTCCATCACCGTCACGATCGCCAGAGTCAAGACCATTCCCACCGGTATCCCCAATGCCGTGTACACCCACTCCATTCGTCACCTCCTCGTATGCTCGAAACCACGCCTCAGGGGCAGGCATACCTCCAGCCTTTAGCCCCTCACGCCTATCCACGAACACCTGCCACAGCCCGCGCTCCACAAGTTCGGCACGCTGCGCAACCTTGTTCTTGCGATGCCGAAACTGGTCGTCAGAGATCCGTGCCATAGGTTGTAAGTCTACCACGAGTTGATTTATGGTGTGGGGGGTGGGGGTATATCTGGCGCGATGAACGTGCCGGTCATCGCGGTTTGATTTTCGCAGGCCCGGGTGTTGGCGCGCATGACGCCCGCGCCCCGGAGCGCGCACGTCGCGCGGTCGCGAGCGCGAGCCTCCCCACCGCGACCCCCGCGGCCGCCCAGCCGGCTCGCCCTGGCACCGGCCAGCCGGCACGGCGGCACGACCACCACCCCGGCGCGGTGCATGCGGTCAGGGCGGCGCGGTGCGCGTCATGCGGGTGGACCGTCCGGCGGGGGCGACCGGGCGCAGAGAGAGGAACGCGCGCGCATGCGCGTCGGGCTGAGGCGGGGTGGGCGGACTACCCCCCGCTCCCCACCCACCCCATGACCATGCCCATGGGGTCCGGCGCGCCGGACTGGCAAGTTCACACTTGACACTCCCGGCGCATGCGTGTATGCTCTCGCCATGGGCGCGTCGTGAGCCCTCCGTCACCACCCCCTACTGGGAGACTCTCGCCATGCCTACCGTCCGCAAGCCCCGCCCCATCCAGTCCTACACCCCCTCGCCGTGGGCTGACCAGTACGTCCGGTTCGTGGAACTGGTCGCGACCACCGCGCCAGATCAGGACGCCGCCATCGAAACCGTGACCCTCGCGTTCGGCTGCATGGCGCACCTCGCCAACATCGGCGGCGACGCCTACACCGTCGCGCGCAATGCCGCGATCGACTACGTCTGCTGCCTGTACTGGCGTCGGCTCGTCGTGCGCGCCTCCAACGTGCGCCCTCAAGACTTGGGACCCCATCAGACCGTGAGCGAGGCTCTCGTCGCATGCGGGGAGCGGCGCGCCACGCTGTGGGACGCCCTGAAGGACGTGCGCCCGTCCCTCGCCCTGACCTGACGCGACCGCGCACCGCGCACCGTCCCCGCGACGGTGCCGGATGCGACGGCCGCGTCGGCCCCGCACACTTCACCCCCTGACTGGGAGACACTCACCATGGCACGCAAGGCACCCGTCACCGCATTCACCTCCGACCGTGGATCTCGCTACCTGTTCCTCAACGGCTCCGGCGTCCGCGACGCCTACAACAAGTGGGCGCAGGAGCGCGCCGGGTTTGGGTTCCCCCAGTCCCTCGCCAACTTCGCCAAGATCGCTCTGCTGCGGCGCCATGGCAATGGCCCGATCGAACTGGTGGTCAAGCCCTCCGCCACCTCCGCCTACTCCACCATCCGCATCGGCGCGGGAGCCGACAATGCCGGGACCGCGCTGCGCGACCTGCTGATCAGCGACGGCGGCATCGTGCCGGGCGTCGCGGCCATGGCACGGTCCGCTGTACTGGGGCAGGTCGATGAGTACGAAGCGCCGTTCGATTCGATCTTCGCCACCCTGAGCGCGGAGGCGCAGGAGGAACCGCAGGAGCAACCCAAGCGGCAGGAGCGGCGTCCCGACGTGGAGCGCGCGCCGCAGGGCGCACCGAACGGCGCCGGGCTACTGGACGCCTTCGGAGACTTCGGCAAGGCGATCAACGGCGCCATCGTCACCGTCGTGGAGCGCGCGATCGCTGACCTGCCCAAGGGCGGGAACGCCGTCACCGTCACCGTCCCCGGCTACACCGCCGTCACCCTGCCCGACGGCGAGGTGATGCATGAGGAGTTCCCGTCCCTCCTGCTCCGCTGCACGGCGCAGAAGCCCAAAGACCGGAACGTCCTGCTCGTTGGCGCGCGAGGCTCAGGCAAGACGCATGCAGCCGAACAGGTGGCGCGTTCGCTTGGCCTCGCGTTCGACGCCGTCAGCATGAGCGGCGGGACGACGGAGCGCGCATTTTGGGGGACCACCACCATCCGCGACGGCAACATGGTTTGGAAGCCCTCGCGCTTCGTTGAGATGTTCCGCGCGGGTGGCGTGTTCCTGATCGACGAACTCGACAAGGCGGACCCGACGGTCGTGACCGCCTTGAACATGGCTACCTCCAACGGCTACATCTGCCCCGTCGATTCCGACGAGCGCATCGTCCGCCACGACCAGTTCATCGTCGTGGCAGGTGCCAACGCCCTTGCGTCGGACCGCGCGTACACCGGGTCCACGCGACTGGACGCATCCTCCCTTGATCGCTTCGCCATCATGCGGTGGGACTACAGCCCGGCCATCACCGCGCGCGTCGCGGCTGAATGCGGCGACGCCCGTGCCGCTGACTGGATCGTCCGCCTGACCGACGCCATGCGCGCCCGGATCGAATCCAAGGGATGGCGCGGCGAGGTGGAGTGGGGAACGCGCACCGTGGCGCGCGTCGCGTCGTGGATCCGCGCCGGGCAGTCCCGCGCCCAAGCCGTCGCCATGGAGACGGGCGCCATGGCACCGAACGTCCGGGCCGAACTGGAACAGGTGGCGCGCTCCGTCGCCTGACGCTACAATCGCACCTACTGGGAGACACACCGATGACCACCAAGAACACCACCCCTGAGATGACCGAATCCGCCTACCGCGCCATGCTTGATCGGCGCGACTGCCCCCCGACGATCGTGTCGTGGGGGAAGGACACGACCGTCCTGACGTACCAGTCCCTTGCGTCGGCGTTGGACCACGCCCGTCGCGGCACGGACTACATGCATGAGGAGGCGCGCGCCGCATGGGAGACGTACCGCGAGGCGCACAACGGCAAGGGCCGACGCGACCGCGACTGGCACGGCGGCGTGTGGTCGTTCGCTGACTGGGAGCGCACCACCAAGGCGCCACCTGCCGCGCTCGTTGCCAACGTGGACGCATGCCTCGCCGCGCTTGACGCCGTGCCGCTGCCGATGCGCGAGGCGCCCCGTCGGCGGAACGTGCGCCACCTTGACGAGGGCGACACGTTGGACGCCTTCCGCATGGTGGAGGATCACAACCTAGACCGCGCATGGTCTGAGCGGAGGCGCAGCACCAGGGCGAGGCCGTCCCTTCGCATCGTCCTCAACGGCGGCATCAACTGCAACCTAGACGAGCGCAGCCTTGCATGGCGCGGCGCTGCCGCCCTCGCGATCGCCCGGCGCGCGGAGGACTGCGGTGCCGACGTGGAGATCATCGTCGCCGTCAACTGGACCCGCTGCGCGACCGACACCATGCGCGACGTGGTCGCATCGTGGTGCGTCAAGGAACGCGGCGCATACGCGGACCGCGACACTCTCACCGCGTACTGCTGCCACTTTGCATCGTTCCGGTGGTTCGCGTGGTGCCTCATGGCGCAGAACATGCCGGGCCACCGGGTGTGCAGCGCATGGGGCCGCATGGAGCGCCTCGCCGGGCGCGTCGATCACCTGAAGGCAGACGTGATCGTGGACTACGGCGTCACGACGCGCGAGACTGCAATCGCCCTGATGCAGAAGGCCACGGAGATCATCGAAGCGCAGCGGGGCGCGGACTGACGCGGCACGGGTCGCATGCACGGCGGACCTGCCCGTCGTGCATGCATCCCGCATCGTGCGGACTGTTGACTGAACCTCTGACTGGGAGACTCACACTATGCCTGATGATAAGTCTGACCGCCTGACCACCGACGATTTGGACTACGCGCTTCACCTCGCGAAGACGGAGCCGCGCGCTAGCGTGTCCTGCTCCCTCACCGTCCTGTACCGCGTGTTCCTGTCCATGGACTGGGTCGAAGACAATGCCCTGCGCGTCATGCTCGCGAAGATCCTTCACATCAACGAATGCGCCGGGATTCGCGAGGGCATGACCGACTACGAGAGCGAGATCTACTCGCGCATGCTTGAGCGCGTGTCGAAGCCCAGCGCCAAGCGCCGGAAGGGCGGTGCATGATGGGCGCCCTGCTCGAATTCGTTGCGTTCACCGGCGTCGCATGCGGATGCATCGGCGCGCTTGGATACTTCATTGAACGGAGGACTGACCGATGAGAATCGACAAAGCAGCAGAGACTGGCATGCTCCCGCCGTGTGGCATGGGGCGGATCGTTCGCAGCGTTCGGACGCCCATGGGCGTCCAACATGCATGGCGCTATGGTGACCTTGCATGGATCACCTACGGGGACCGAGTGCGCATGGTCGCACCAGTCGCCGTCGTGATCGACGTGATCGAACGCGAGGCCGTCGCGAATGCGCAGCCGCGCACGACCGGGTGGGAGGTGGTCGATGTCTGACCGCATCACCATCACCATCCCTTTGCACGTCGCGGAGTACCTGCGGCGGCAACTGCCCAACCGCATCGAACGTGACGAGTCCGATTCGGAGTGGAACGCCGAACGGAACGACGGGACGCCGCGCGAGATCTGCGAGTCGTTGGCGCGCGAGTTTGCCGCCGACGCCCTCGCATACAGGGCAGTACTGGACGCGATTGAGGAGTCGTTGGTGGAGAAGCCCATGGACCTGCATGACTGGGCGCGCCGCTACGAATTGATCGGCGGATCCGGGCAGGACTGCTGCGCGATCGACGGCCTCGCGTGTGGGTTCCCGAACTGGGAGCGCGCCGTGGACCTTGCCCAGTCAATGGGACTGGGCAAGGATCACGTCTGGACAATCAGGTATGACGACGGCGAAGGCGACGACGACGATTCGACGTGGACCATCACGCCCGGCATGGGCGTCGTCAACGTCGTCGGCTACGTCGTGACCAAGCGCCGCCCCGAAGGAAAGGAGTTCGTGCAATGGGACTGAACAACGACACGGAGTGCTGCGACCATTGCGGCAAGCCTCTCACCCGAAGGACCCGGCACGTCCTGTACGAACTGCCGATAGACGTGCATTCGGCGAACGCGGGAGAGTCTGCGGTGTTGTGCGCGCGTTGCCATGGCGCCGTGCGATCGGCGGACACGCTCATGGAGGAGGCGCACCGCATCATGGAGGAGGCGGGTGCCGCATACAAGCCCGACGAACTGGACGCCGATGGGCGCCCCGGTTTGGGTTTCGGGCCGGGCAACAAGGGGGGCGACCATGCATAGCACCCTCGCCATGTTCCTAGTGGTTGCTCTCGTGGTGTTTGCTGTTACAATGCACCAAGCGTTCAAGCAGTCGCGCTAGGCGCCTGCATCAAAGCCCCCGGAAGCCCGCCCATGCATGCCTCGCGCTGCATGGGCGGGTTGTTCATGGGCATGGCATGCGCATGGCATGGGCATGCAGGGTGAAGTACATGCTTCACCGCCCGGAACCGGCTGCCCATGCGCCGCCGGTCCCGGCAGCCGCGCGCCATGCACCAGGGCGGCGGCGGGGGTCGGCGGCGTGGCAAGCAATGACCGATTCCACGGGCAAGCAATGACCGATTCCACCGCTTCCAGAAAGTGGAAGTTTATCTTCTGGTTTTTGGCTGATGGGTATTGACCGATCGAGATGAATCTGTATAGTGGTGCAGTCGTGCCATCTGACAGCGTCGTATGCGCTGCATTTAGGTACCTTTTCGCAAGGGGACTACTGATGCCCGAGGAGGCAACAAATGACGCAGTACGCAGGAATGTCGATCGCGGTAATCACCGAGGATCTACGGCAGAGGATCGTCCGACTCAAAGAGAAGTACGGGGTGTCGTTCCGAACTTTGGCGAAAGAGGCCAAGATGAGCCAGTCGCATCTGATGCGGTTCGTGTGGCGGAAGCATCACAACCTGATGTCGGAAACCCTGACCCGGTTGGACGCGACGGTCAACCGCCTGTCCGCCGAACGCGAAGCAAGGTAACTCCGCTCCCCGAGATCCACAGCGGCATGCTGACGGATGCATGCCCCCGCCGGGTCCAACTGCGGATCGAAGGCAAGGCCACTACGTCGGCGCCTACCGCCCTGTACCGGGGCGTCCTTGTTGGCGAGGTGCTGCGCGAGTACCACGAAGGCAAGGCGTGGGGCGTTACTCCATCGGTCATTGTTGAGACGGTGGCGACGCGAGTCAAGAAGCAGTTCGATTCCGAGGGGCGGGTAATGACCGATTCCGTGGATGCGAACATTGCCGAGATTCACGCCGAGGTCTCAAGCATCGTTGCCCTGTATGTGGACCGCTTTGCCGATCGGTTCAAGAAGGCCGAGTTGATCGGCTGCGAATTGCCGTGTCGCATGCAGATCAAGCGGGTCAAGTTTGCATCGCACCTTGACCTGATGTTCCGAGACACCGAGGGGAGTCTTAGCGGCAAGCCTGGTCAGTTGGTGGTATGGGATTGGAAGTGGCGCCAGGAATCCCCGACGCGCGCATACCTGTCCCGCAACCTGCAACTTGCCATGTACTGGCTGATGGTGCAGCGAGGCAGCGTCCGCACCGACTCCATATTCGACCTGTGGGAGAAGTACGGCGAGGTACCGGCGGTGATGTGGTGCCACCTCCCGGCTCTCAAACCCTATTCAAGGGTGACCACCGTGCAGGACGATGATGGTGTGGAGCGCACCTACGTCAAGGGCGAGTTCCGACCCGAGCGCAGCATCGTGAGGGACTGCGGATTCAGGGACGGCATGCAGCAGTATGTCGAAGGCGAGATCCTGAAGCGCGTTGAGTTGATGAAGAAGGGTCTGGACATCGCCATTCCCGACCCGATTGGTTGTCACCTGTGCGAGTGCGAACCGTGGTGCCGTAGGTTCGATACCGCTGAACTTGGAACGCGGCATGTCTGAGAAAGGGACTGCAATGAACTGGGCAAACGAAGGAAAGAAGCCGACTGGCAAGGGCAACAAGGCCCCGCAGAAGACTGCGGAACTTGTGTTGGAGGTGCTTACCTGCGCCGACATCTACATCCGTTCCACCGCCGAGTACAAGAAGGCGACGGATCAGATGGTCGATCGCGAGGACAGGCACACGGCCATGGCGGCGGCGCTTGCGTGGGAACGCGCTTGCCTCACCGCTGTGGACATGCTTGCCAAGTCGCTCAATGACCTGTGCGAGAGCGACCCGACCGTCGCCAACATCCTCCGTGATCGTTGGGGACAGACCGGAGAGATCATCAGCATGAGCATCCCCATGCTTGCGTTGATGGCTGACATGAAGGAAACGAAGAACAAGGAGAACAACGATGAATGAGATCATGCGTACCAACACCATGCCGATCGCCATGCAGATGGACCCGATGACGGTCGCTCAGGTGTTCAAGGCGTCAGGGATGTTCCCTGACATCCAGTCAGAGGCCGCTGCCTGTGCCAAGATCATCATTGGCCGTGGTCTTGGGCTGAGCGACTATGACGCCATGACCGGCCTCCACATCATCAAGGGAAAGGCCGTGTTGGCTTCCAACCTCATGGCTGCCTCGATTAAGCGCGCGGGCAAGTATGACTATCGTGCCGAATGCACCGATGATGAATGCACCATCGTGTTCTATGGTCGCACCATGGACGGCAAGATGGAGCAGATCGGCACCACGTCCTACACCATGGAGGACGCCAAGCGCGCGCGCCTGACTGGCGGGGACAACTGGCAGAAATACCCGCGCGCTATGCTGTTCGCACGATGCATCAGCACGGGCTATAAGCAGCATTGCCCGGACGCGCTTGGTTCGGCGCCCGTGTATGTGGAGGCTCATGGCGAGATGGAGATTGCCGACGATTCCACGGGTCCGGCGCAGCCCGTGCAGACGATCCGCCAGGTTGCATCGGAGCCGAAGGGGAAGAAGGTTTCCCCGAAGCAGTCGTTCCTGAATGCCGTTGCCGAATGGGTTGGATGTTCGACCAAGGAAGCAATTCCGCATGGCATGCGCATCCTTGCCGCGCTGTCGCTTCCCACTGACGGATCTGTTGACGACAACAAGGTCCGTTGGGCTGAGACGTGGGTACGGACCCGCATTGAGGAAGGCATGGGGATCGAAGTCCTCGATGCCAAGAATGATGATAAGTCCGAGCCGAGCGCGCCCGTCAAGCGCACGGCCAAGAAAGAAGAAGCACCCGCAATTTCGGTTGAAACCGAGGAACTGGAGTTCTGATGTCACGCAGCAAGAAGATCGATCACGCGCAGATCATGCAGACCGCTCTTGACGAGCAGGTCGAAATTATCAAGCGGTGCGAACACGAAGTCGTTACCAAGTGGAAGGTGATGGCAATGGCAGTCAAGGAGATCCACTCCAACCGCCTATGGGAGGCGAACTACGAGTCGTTCGAGCATTGCATGTCCACGGCGATCGGTTGGAAGAAGTCATGGGCATACGAGATGCTCAAGGCCGCCGATGTCCTGGCTGATGCGCCGATCACGGATGCAAGCATGGCGCGCTATCTGCATGCACTTGCCCCGCAGCAGCGCATGATTGCATGGGAGGGCGCCGTCACTGAAGCCGCTCCCGAGAAGCCGACCCGCGAACACGTCAAGAAGTCCGCTGCCATGCTCAAGGGTGGCAAGGATGGCGAGATCGGTGAGGGTGACGATGGCGAGAAGGAGTCCGGCGCGCCGGACGAGCAGGAGCCGCCGTCGATCGTGCCGGATTCTTCCGAGTTCGACCGCATCGTCGCCATGCTGCGCGAGGCGCGCAATGCCATTGAGGCCCTGTCGGAGAAGCCGGCCGGCTCGTTCATCACGCCGGCACAGATCGTCGTGGACCTCAAGAACGTGTTCAATGCCCTGTCGTGGGCAAAGCCGTATTGCGTGTGCGTCTACTGCGAGGGCGAGGGCTGCAAGCATTGCCAGTCGCGTGGATGGCTCTGCAAGGGTCTGTATGCGTCTGCACCGGAGGACATGAAGTCGTGAACGACGAGCGCGATCCCGGTGATGAACACCGCGACCAGCCGTCTGCCCCGCGCCCGGACCCGGACAAGTTTGTCCGGTACGGGCCGGGGCCGGGCGACTACTTTGAACCAGTGAACGACTGGCGACTGCCGAGCCAAAGGGGCAGGATCTGCCGAGATGGAATCCACACCTGGGTTGAGGATGACAAATGAGCAATCGAATGAATCTGAGGCCATACCAGTTGGACGCCGTTGATGGCGTTCGCTCTGCGCTTCTTGCCAAGCAATCGGCATTGGTGGTCATGCCGACAGGAACTGGCAAGACGGTTTGCTTTGCGCACATCGCCAAGCAGTCCGTCATGCGAGTCATGGTCATTGCGCATCGCGAGGAGTTGGTGCAGCAGGCGGCGGACAAGATTCGCGCTGTGACTGGTATTTCGCCGGACATCGAGATGGCGGAATACAAGGCCGGGCGCATGTACAAGTCGCCCGTGGTGGTTGCAAGCGTTCAGACGCTTTGCGCTCCATGGGGGGACGTGCATCGCATGGTGAAGTTTGATCCGCATGAGTTTGACATGCTTGTGATTGACGAGGCGCACCATGCAACCGCCGACTCATACCGCCGCATCATGCAGCACTTCTCCAAGAACCCGAGGTTGCGCACCGTTGGGTTTACTGCAACGCCCGACCGTGCCGACAAGGCCGCGCTTGGCATGGTGTTTGAGTCCGTTGCATTCAAGTACGAGATCCTGTCGGCAATGAGCGACGGGTGGCTTGTTCCCATTGAAACGCAGCAGGTGATTGTCAAGGACCTTGATTTCAGCCACGTCAAGACCATTGGCGGCGACCTCAACCAGGGCGAGTTGGCGACCATCATGCAGCAGGAGAAGATCCTGCATGGCGTCGTGACGCCGACGATTCAGATTGCCGGCAAGCGCAAAACGCTTGTGTTCGCTGCTAGCGTTGCGCATGCGGAACGCATGTCCGAGATCTTTAACCGGCATGGCGTCACATCTGCCGTTGTGCATGGCGGCACGTTCAAGGACGAGCGCCGCCGGATCCTTCAGGCGTATGCGGATGGCATGATTCAGGTGCTATGCAACTGCGGCGTGGCGGTCGAGGGGTTTGATTGCCCGACCATCGAGGTGGTTGCCATTGCGCGTCCGACGAAGTCGCGCGCCTTGTACACGCAGATGGTGGGACGTGGAACCCGAGTGCTTCCGAATGTCGTGGACGGCGTGACGGATCCCGAGGCGCGCCGCAATGCGATTGCGCGAAGCGCCAAGCCGAGCATGCTGGTCATTGATTTCACGGGCAACAGTGGGCGTCATAAGTTGGTGAGCGTGGCCGACGTGCTTGGTGGCAAGTACAGCGAGGAGGAGATCTCCGAGGCCAAGCGTCTCATTGCCGAAGCCGGCAAGCCGGCTGACGTGATTGCGGAATTGGAGCGCGCCGCCAGTGAGATCATTGAGAAGCGCAAGGAAGACGCGCTGAAGGAGAAGCGTGGCATTGTCACAGCGCGTGTCGAGTTCTCGACCAAGCAGGTAGATGCATTCGGCATCCTCAATATCGGGCCTGAGCGCCTGTCCCAGGCAGCAAAGAACACGGCTCCGCTCTCGCATGCACAGCAAGCCATGCTTGCGCGCAACGGAATCGACATTGCTGGCTTGCCGGTCGGGCATTGCCGCGTGATATACAACGAGATCCTGCGGCGCATCAAGTCTGGCCGATGCTCATACAAGCAAGCAAGCATCCTGCGCAAGTACGGATATGGAACAAACGTCGGTTTCAAGGAAGCGTCACGAATCATCGATACCCTCAAGTCCAACGGATGGAAGAAAGTGAGTGCATGATGCAGTCTCGATTTGCCAAGCCAAAGTTTCGCGTTTTGCCTCTTGATGACATTGACTTCGCGCTCATCACGGCGTTCAAGCGCGCTTCAGAACTGCGGTCAAAGACCTGCGTGTTGATTGCCGTGTGCGACGTGAAGCGTCGTAAGGTCGGGTTCAAGGAGTGGAACTCCGACGTGTGTTCCATCAGCGCCAAGATGCTTTGGGGCGCACCCGGAGAGAACATTCGGTCAGCCATCGTCAAGTCGATCACCCTGGTGGACAGGTCCGACGATTCCGATGAGATCGGCGTGGAGTTTGCCGCAGACCTTGTTGAGTTCTTTGATTCCAAGGACGGCGATCCTGCCGATGTAATGGGCATGTACTTTGAAGTGGTCGAATGACCAAAGGGGACTGTGATGGCGACATGGATTAGAGTGACGAAGGGCAAGTGCTGCCCTGTATGCGGGAAGCCTGATTGGTGCATGCTTTCTGAGGATGGATCTGCGGCGATTTGCCCGAGGACCGAGAGCAAGAAGTTCATTGAGGGAAGCGGCTATTTGCACGTCCTCAAGGAAACCGAGTGGTCGAAGGACCAATGGACACCCGAGAAGAAGGAGTTGCCGGAACACAACGAAGTCATGGCAACCATGGCGCGCAAGTTCTTCATAGCATGCGACCAGGAACAGCAGGTCAATGCGGATGAGCGGCTTGGCGTCACGGCAGCAAGCATGCGCCGGCTTGGCATGGGCTGGTGTGCATCGCAATCTGCGAACACCTTCCCCATGTTCCGGCATGAGCGCCGGCTTGTCGGCATACGCATGCGCGGCACGGATGGTCGCAAGTGGGCAATCAAGGGCAGCAAGCAGGGCCTATTTATACCGAAGGACTTGCATCCAACCAAGGTGCTGTTCATCTGCGAGGGTCCGACCGATACCGGCGCCATGCTTGACCTTGGATTCAATGCCATTGGCCGGCCGTCATGCATGGGTGCAACAGACCTGATCAAGGAACTGGTTCCCCGCAGGAACGTGATGATCATGGCTGATGCCGACGGTCCCGGACAGGATGGCGCCGATCGACTGGCATTTGCCATACGGTCATTGGTTGCAAGTGTCCGGGTCGTGTCGCCACCCGAGGGATACAAGGATGTTCGCGCGTGGTACAAAGCCGGAGAGTTGAGCAAGACCGATGCACTGGCATGGTTCAAGGAGGCAGGATGCCGACGTGGAAATGCACAATCCCAGGCTACGACCTGATCTCGCCGAACAAGTTGATGCGCATGAAGTGGTTCATGCAGTCAAAGCAGAAGCAGCATGCGATGCAGATGATCGCGCTCTTTGGCCGTCCACTTCCGCGCTTTGACGAGCCGGTTGCGATGGTGATTATTCGGCGATATGGGAAGCGGCAGCGAGACTTGGACACCGACAACATGTACGGTGGATGCAAGTTGCTCATCGACGCAATGAAGGCGCCCAAGGGTCGCTCGAAGCGCGGACTGTCTATCCTCATGGACGACGATCCACGATCGCTTGACCTGTGGGTGTCGCAGTGCCGCAACACAAACGATTCTTGCGATGTATCAATTTATGCATGTCGCTCATCGGAATCGATTGACATTCCCGATGACGTTGCTATGATTCTTCGACAGTCCCCCAGAACCCACACGGCGCCATAAGTCCATCCTGGCGCCGTGTGGTTTTTTATCCTGGTACTCCCGCTATCGCATGCGGCCTGCACTGAGGTGCAATGCGATTCCAATCTCGCGGGGCGGTAGCGAGATCACCATGATGCTGCGGTCGGCGACGACACACTGCCGCAGATTCTGTCCGGCCCGCCGGACTCGTCATGGCAGGCAGGGTGCAACTACCGGATGCCTGACCCAAACACCGATTGCCCGACCTCGCGAGGGGTCGGTACGTCTTCAGGATGATGCGAGATAGGCTCCCATGACTCTACCGCCTGCGTCCACCTTCTGTGACTCCATGCGCGGCCTGGTTCCAAGCCTGATAGCGCGCTCGGTGGGAGTAAGTTCAAACCACAGCATCGCCATGGCCTCGACTACGTCGATGCTCTTGACATTGTTTGCGACGCCATCGACGGCAATCTTCGCGTACGTCTCTTCCCTGATTCGGACCGATGCTGTGTTTGGCTTTTTTGGGTTCATTCTCCAAGTCCTTCTGCGTCTGCAATACGCCTTGCCACCACGCCGGATTCGATGTCGAGCCGGCGCAGCAGTTGCGGCATCTGCCGCGACTGCAACTTGTTCTTGGCGCGGCGCTCAATGTCACGCATGTTCATGGCTGCCATCGGGTACAGCGAGTTAAACTCGCGCAGCACCTTCTGAGCCGACGCCCTGTCGTTTCCTGCAAGGTAAGTAGCCGCCTCGTTCGCATATCGATCGACCTCATTGCGGATGATGCGGAGCCGCTGGTATTCCATGGACCATACCGTCTCATTGACGGTGCGGAATGCCAGGGCTTTGAGGAACTGCTCCTCTGGATCCAACTTGAATTTGAGCCGACCCGTGGCGTCGTACTCTGCATTGTCACCGGAGAACAACTTCCATAGGTTGACGACCTGCTGAGCGGCCGGGCTGCTGTCCAAGAGGCCACGCGTAAGACGTTCACCGGCGCCCATGGGGATGGCAGTCTCTGCGGTCAGGTTGGTCATCAATTGGATGGCCGTGTTCACGGTCGGGCCGGCAATGGTTGCTCCGATCTTCTCGTACACGTTCCGGCCAAACGGCTTCTGCCAGATCGAGATCGAGCCTGACAGGTCGATTCCGATGGCAGCCGGCAGGCCCATCATCGCAACATCGGCCATGCTCTCCGAGCCAAGTTCGCTCTTCAGCCACTGCCTCAACTTGTAGTTGAGATCGTCTGCGCCTTCCTTGTCTCCGAGATACAGGCTGCGGATCAGGCTTGCGGCAGACAGGCCGATGGAGGACTGGATGCCACCGAGCAGGCTCATGGTCGCCATGTACCTGGCGACGCCAGAGTAATTGCCGCGCTGGAACTCGTTGACCAGTAGACCGGTCGTGTTGATGGCGAACCGGCGGTACTGGAGGGAGGTCGATGCAATCGGACCGCGAAGCAGCCACGGCACGTTCGCCTTGGTGTAGTAGAACTGCGTGTACACGTTGCCGTAGACGCGGCCATACCGAACGGCCTCTTCCTCGGTCATGCCCATGCGGTACTTGGCATGGTGGTACATGGCGACGAACGCGAAGTTCTGGTTGCGGGCTTCCGACGACGGGTTGAACGTCTCGTTGGTCTGCTTGTAGATCTTGTCGTTCATCGTGGAGACAAAGCCCATGATGTCCGATCCAAGCACACGGTCCTCGCCTTCGCGGAACCGAGCCGAGCCATCAAAGAACCCGTGCTTGCGAAGGACGACCTTGCCTTCCTCGCTGTTGTAGAACGAGACGGCCTCCATGATGCCCTTCTCGCCGAGGATCGGATACACCGTTTGTATCGGCTGGAACGAGTTGACGATCTGCTGACGGACCGTGAGCAACTGCCGCGCATAGTTGAGTGCGCGGATCGAACCAAGCCAACGGCGGGTCGGGAACGGGGAGACGATCTTGCCGACAACCGGGATCGCCCGGATCATCGAGTCGATCGCTGCCTCGGTCATGGTCGGCGCGGTGAACAGCGTGTGCCGCATGGACTCGGCCAGGTAATCGCCCCATCCCGGCGTCTTCCGACGGATGCTCTCGATCTTGGGGGTCAGTTTCCTGACCATGTCGCCACCCATGCGCCAACGGTTGTGCAGGCGCTCGGACATGTTCCACACCATCGGAAAGTCGGTGACGTAGCCGCCGGCTCCCGTGCGTTCCATGAGAGGCGCATAGAACGGGCGCTTGCTCGTCTTACTGCCAACGATGCCGCGCATGGCGTCAGCCACCTCGTCACGGTACGCGCCAGTGGCATCAGCAAGCATCTTCTCAAGCCGGCGGCGCTGAGCGTCGGACAGCCTGACGGCGTCGTCTGGATCGATCCTGACGGCTGGCTCGGCAACCAGTTTCTTGTACATGCCAGGGTTTGCCCGCTTGAACGCATACAACTTCTCGTATGCCTCCGGCTCGGTGATGGCGCTTCCGATGATCGTCCTGGTGTCGTTGGCGTCATAGCCAACCAACTTGAAGTCGCCGTTGAACCAGTGGTAGAAGTGCGCGTACTGGCGACCCCAGTTGTCCGGGATCATCTTGTTGACGAGCATCTCGCGAGCCTGGTCCATGGTAACCGTGCCGTCTGCGGTCTTGATCATCTTGCGACCACGATCGCTACGGACCACTTCCCACTCCATGCCGTTCTGCGCAGCACGAGCAACGAGCCTCGTGGAGTTGTCGCGCTTGAGCATGCCACGGATGCTCTCGCGCTTGGTCTCGATGATCTCCTCGCGTCGGACTTCCTCGCGCTCCTTGAACCACTTCAGGGCATCGCGCCATGCCTGCGACTTTGACTGGAACTCCGGGTTCGTGTCGATGGTCTCGGGCGGGTGGTACATGTCCATGTGCCGCGAGAACTCCTCGCTGTCGCGATCTTCCTTCGGGATGGACTCCCAGACGGCCGTCGCCTCGTCCTGCCGGCTCTTGGTGACGAGGTTGCGCTCCATGTCCATGTTGATCATGTCTTCGACCACGGAGATGACCTCCGGGTTCTTGGACGCGATCGCAAGATTGAGGGGAGCAGCAATGAACTTCCAGAAGGGCGAGATGTCGGCGGCAGCCGTGACAATCTCGATGTCATCGGAATCCTCAACCGAAATCGGCTTCGGACCGAATTTTCCTGCGAGTTGCCGAGCCGTGCCAAGCCATGCGCGACCAAGAGCCGCAAGCCTGTCTTCGCCTTCAGATCGAACGGCACTTCCACCGATAGCCTGGCTCAGCGCCATGTCAGCAGCAACCGCGTCAGCGGGCTGATACACGGATGCAGAATCACGGAGCGACTGGACTAGCGGGCTGGTTCCGTCGGCTCCTTTTGCTGCTCTTGCGTCGATGGCGGGGGCAGCGGGTTGCCCTCGTCGTCCAGAAGTGCTTCCTCGGCCGACAGCAGGTCGTCCGCCTCCTGTTGCTCGTTGTTTGGATACCAGGGCGCGTTCATCGTCAATCCTCTTGATTTCCTTGTTGATCGCCGCGCGCTTCACATTGCGCTCGGACACGAATGCTATCGCAGCCTGCTCGTAATCGGGAAGGCCACCCTTGTCGTATGTCAATTCATCCGTGTCTTCGTCCACCTTGGCAACGTCATAGAGACGCTTCTCGGGGTACCAATAAACGGCCTGAAGATCCGCCATGGTCAGGTCTGGATAGTCCTTGCGAAGCCCATCAAGGACGCCCTGCATGACCATTCGGATGCGATTGCGCACGCGGGCAGATCGAGGCGACTCAATAGATCCATCGACCGACTTGGCATGCGTATTCGCCATGCGACGCAGGTTGTCGCCGTTTGCCATCGACGCCAGTTGATCGCGGAACTCTTCCTTCACAGATCGGCGTGCAATGTTCTGCGCAATTTCGGTCAGCCGGCCACTTGCCATCTTGCCGCCGGCAAACTTGGTGAGATCCTCGCCAATAAGATCGCCAATTTGCCGAAGCGACCTGGGGCTTTTCTGGGACATGGTCTTGAGCATGTCGCGCATCTGCGTGCGCTGATCCGCAATGTTCTGCGGGTTGGCATCAATCAAGAGACCGATCCAGCGACCCCAGGTTCGCATGAACCATCGGTCCATGGTGAGTTGCTCGTAGTTGCCATACAGGTTCGCGAAGAACCCGTTGCCGATCTTTGGACCGAAGATGGCTGCGCCATACACGACGGTGTTCATGCCCTCGCCGGACACCTTCTTGCCGGTCATCTTCTCAATGTCTCGGACGGTCCGCTTCTCCTGCATGAAGCCCATGACCCAGTCGATGCCATGCTTGGCGATCATGCGGTTGACCCGCTTCATGCCGTCGTTCATGGCTTTCTTCGAGCCGCCTTCGCCGATGTTCACCGGCATGCGGCCCGTACGCTTGTAGTACTCGTATGCCTGGGCGGCAAGCACGAAGTTGCGCGGCACGTCCATCTGGTTGGACGTAATCGCAAGCGCCATCTTCATGATGAACTGAGACCGTTCGTCGGCCTTGAGTTCCGGGTACACGAGCGACATGACGGCAAGAGCCTTCTTGACCTTCTCGTCATACCAGCCGACCGCGTTGTTCTTCATCGCAAGCGCGACCTTGGCATCCTTCATCGCGACTCTGACGATGTATTCATCGACCGCAGCAGAATCCTCTGCCGTAAGATCGACGCCGGCTTTCTTGGCGGATGCCTGAACAGCGCGCTGAATCTCCATTTTGAAGTCGCGGATCTTGTCGAACTTCTTGCCGCGCGCCATCTTGACGATGTTCTGAACGCCGGCCGTCCTAGCAACCTCGTCAGGAATTGGCCTGATTGACTGGTCAAGTCTTGAGCCAAGAAGGTCATCAGCCGCGCGACCAAGCCGCTTGCTTTCCTGCGTGGTCCTATCGGCAAGCGCCATCAACTCCTGGAAACTATACGTCTCCATGATTTGCGACATTGCCGCAGACGTTTTTGCAAGCGCGGAGTTGCCAGGGTCAGCAGGCATGCCGAGCAACAGTCTTTTGATTGCTGTGTACAACCGGTCAAGCAACGACGTCTCGCGCTTTGCTTGCGGAGTCGTATCAAGTCGAACCAATGTAAATGCCTGATCTCCGTCATACGGAAACCGGGCCAAGTAATTCCGCATGTCTGGTGACGATGTCGCCTGCGCTATGAACTCGTCAATGTTCGTCAGTCCATAGGCGATATTGTCGAGTTCAAATGGCTGAATTGTGTAATTTCCAGACAGATTCTTGTAGTCCGACGACTTAAGCATCTGAGACCACAGCGGACGCGCCTTGTCAAATTCGTGTGCGGCCCTTCTTCCGAACATCACGCTTTTGTTGTCTACACCTGATCCAAATCCACTGTTTGATTGCGCTTCAATCGCGCTGAACCGTGGGCCGACAGCAAGATAAATCTGAATGATGTCCTTAATTGCATCATTCTTTGTGCTGTCCATGATGTCCTGTAGCCGGTTGATGTATTCCTTTCCACTAAGCGTCGAAAGCGGGTTGAGGATCTTGGGCGAAAATGTCCGGTACTCCTTGTCCTCATTGTCAATTGCCGACGAAGTCAATCCATGCGCAAGTTCATGAATAAACGTATTCAGATTGTTGTACTCGGACATGTACAAGACGCTTGTGCCATCGCTCTTGTCTTGCATAAAGGCGCGGCCAAGATTCGACGGATCTCGATAAATGACCGCCGATGTCAGTAGCGACTTGTTCTTCAACAAGAGTTCCTGAAGCAAAGCAATCTTTGCGTCAATTTGATCGACCTGGGACCGATTCGTCGGATCTGCTCTCAGCAAAGCATTGCGATCCTCTAAAGCAGCCAGGACAAAATCATCAGATACTCTCTTTGCCAAATCAAACGACTTGATTTTTACAAACGCCCCACGTCCGTCGTTTGAACTAACGCGAATAACATCGCCGACGCGGGGTTCGTAGGTTCGCATATCGCGCGCGTCTGCTTCCTTGCGGACAGCCTCCGAATACTCGGATTCATACGCCGGCGGAGCGATGCTCTGAGAGATTGGCTCTTCATTCTCTGCCGACTGCGCACGGCGAAGCAGATCTGCGCCAGCCTTTGTGTCTGCAACATCTAATGGGTAGGTGTAAACCGAACGAACAATAGTGAAGATCTGCATCTCATTGAAGGCCGGTTTGCCATCAAGAAGATCAGCAACCAATCGGAATGCCTTTGCAGCAAGAACGGCACGCATCTGCAACATCTCGGCGACTTGGCTCTGAACGACACCGGCAAACTGGGATGGGAAAGCCACCATCTTTGTCCCATAGCCCGATGCTTCCAATGCCCGGTTTGCGTCAGTGCTGTCAGAAAACTCCTCAAGTTCGCTTGCGACCTTTTTCAGAATCGGGGACAGAGACTGCCCATATGGGCGCCCCTTATTGCTTACCCCATATTGAAGCACTCCAGACCCCTCATATTGAGGGGCAAGGTATCTGACAAGTTGCGATCCCATTTCGTATCGAATGGACGCGATTTTCTCAGCAACTTCTTTATCGGATGACAAAGTTCCTAGCCTTGTTGCGGCCACGACTTCGTCCACAAATGCATTCATCTGATTTTGAAGCGCGAAACCGGAAATGCCAATCAGATTCTGTTTCTCGCGTCCGCGCTGCAACAGCAATTGAGAAGTGAAAGTTTGTCCCATTGGATTTTGTCGAGGATCCAGTAGTGCTGGATTCTCAACGAAATCTAGTGATGTAAATGACTGACCGAGAAACTTTGCATACAGCGCGTCTGTATCAAACACCAACTCTCCGCGCGCGCCCAGATTGAAGAATGTATTGTCTCCGCCGCCACCAATACCCATGGTGCCGCCGTAATCAAACACAACGCCTTCGGTATCTACGTTGCCGCTGTGGAGATCGTTTGCAATCAGCGTGTTGGCAATGCCTGCCTGCCTCGAAATCGTCAACAGATCAAATCCACCAGGACGATCAACATTACCAGCCCAAAACTTGAGACCCTGTCGGATCTTCGTAGCAAATCCGCTGACAAGCGTTGATGAACGACCAACGTCGCTATCTGGATTCAGTTCAGATGTTTGAATTGCTACGTTGTTCGGCATGAACGCCGGAAGGCCAAGCGCCTCGGCAATCAGGTTTGCGGCCATCTCGTTCTGAAGCATCAGGCGCCGTCGGTCCAAACCAGTTTTGTCAATAAGGTCAAGAACCTTGCTAGGGTCGATCGGGACAAGGTGTTTAACGTAATAATCCTGTCCGTCAGCACCAGTCATCATTGCTGCGCTAGTTGCGCCACGTCGATCACGAAAAGTTTCCGGGTCCCTTTGGAATTTGTTGATCGTGTCGGTCGACAGCGGAAGCGGCTGTGGGTTGTCAAACGTCGCGACGTTGCGGATCGCTTGTGAAATCGACGACTCTTGAATGCCAGGGCGCTTTGCCTTCATTGCCGCTTTGGCCTGGTCTCGGATCGACTCTTCCTGGTCCTCAACGGACACAAGCGGAGCAAGCGCTTTGCGAACGGACTGGTCAAGCGCAGGAATGCGCGCGCTCACGTCGGCGGCCGTCATCGGATTCGCGTCGATATCAGCCATGGCAATCTTGCCACGCTTTGCATCCATCATCTGCACAAGCGCACGGGCAATCAACTGCTGCGCCGCATGGCGCTGACGCGGGTTGCCAAGTTCTGCCGGGTTGTCGGCAAACCGACGAAGGACCCGGACTTGCTCGTCGTTCATGCCGCGCGCCTTCTTGGTCAAGCCGGGGATAGCCTCGAAGGCATCCATGATGCCCGATGCAATCTTGGCAAGCAAACCGATGGCCGGCTTTGTATCAGCAATCCTGCGCAGTTCATCCACGTCAATCTTGCCGGACTCATCAACCACGGCAACGAACGCGCCATCCATCAGCATCTCTGCAAGGTTGGCAACTTCCTCTTCCATCAACTTCGCCTCGGGCAGGCTGATGCGCTGCGCGCTTGCCATGCGCCGGCGGAACTCCTTGCGGTACTTCGACGCAGCATCGCTGGTCGGCTCGGAAAGCGAGGAGAGATCCTGGCTATCAAGGGCGGCCATCAACTGCTCGGGCATGTTGGCCCGCAACAGCGCGGCATCCTCGGACTCGTCGTTGCGCGCAACCCACAGAATTGCGTCTCGGTCCGTCTCGTTCTCGGAATTGAGCATGACAAGTCCGGCGCGCCGGACTGCGGCCATTCTGTTCTGACCCTCCAAGTTCGCCATGTACGTCTTGCGCAACTCGCGCAGGGCGCGCGGCATCTTGCGGTTCAGTTGCTTGTACAGCGAGACAAACGTCTCCGGGCTTGTCTTGGCAATGTGATGCATCGTCTCGTGAAGCGCGATTGCAAACATCGCGGACGGACGATTGATGTCCTGGGCAGACAGGAAGACAATGCCTTCCTTGTATGCGCCGGCAGTCCTAGACGCCTTCGGGGTCTGGATGAACACCACGGTGATGCCCAACTTCTTGCCGAAGTTGACAA